CGATTCTGAAAGCGCAATTGATGAGCCGCAAGCGGTTGGGGGATTCCCAAGGGCGTATCAAGGCGGAGAGCAAGGACGACATGGCGGCGCGTGGCGTGAAGTCGCCGGACAGGGCGGACGCTGTGACGGGCGTGATAGCAAGCCGCCCGCTTCGCATGGTGCATTTTGCCAAGGAAGACCCCGAGTCGTGGACAGATTTTTTAGACGAGAAAACTCAACAGGAGGCGAGCGTAGTGCTCGGTGCAGATGTCGGATACTAGCGAAAAAAAAGGCAACGAGACGCAGAGCGAGCTTGTGAATCAAGTGATTCAGGACATACGCGACCGTTCCGTGTGGGCTGAGAAGCAGGCCGTGTGGTATCGTATGCGCAACGACGGGCTGCGCCGCCAGCGCAAGCCGTGGCCGGGGGCTGCGGACATGCACTTCCCGCTGATCGACGGGACGATTGAGAAGTTCAAGCCCTTTTACCTGAACCAAGTTTTCGCCACGGAAAGGCTCGTTGACTTCATCGGCGAGAACACGGCGGCGGCGCAGACGATGACGGGGCTTGCGTGGTGGTTCGACTACAAGCTCAAACAGCAGAGCAATTTTGAAAAGCAGATTGCGCACGTGTTCGATTCGGTATTGCTCAACGGACGCAGCGTACTCAAGCAGACTTGGAACGACAAGAAGAAACGTATCCAGTTTGCCGCCATCGAGCCGCTTTACATCATCGTCCCGAGCGACACGGACGAATTGCAGGATGCCGACAGAATCGTTCACGTGCAGCACATGAGCAAGTGGAAGTACAAGCACGGCGAGGGCAGTGAGAACCGCAGGCAGGACGATGACTTTATCAACCGCATTTGTGGCGGCAACACCACTGGCAACGACACGCGCACTACCGAGACATGGAAGAAGCTACGCGAGGGCATTACCTACACGGAAAACAAGGATCGCATTGTCGTGTGGGAGATTTACCACAAGGACAAGGACGGCAAGGTGAAGGTGCTGACCATCTCGCCGAACGCGCCCGACGAGCCGATACGCGAGGAATTCGAGTTGCCCTACAAGCACGGCATGTACCCGTTCGTGGATTTCACTTTCGAGGTGACAAGCTCGGGTTACTACGCGCCGCGTGGCGTGGCGGAAGTCCTCGCGTCATTCGAGGCTTCGCTTTGCAAGACGTGGAATGAAAAGCTCGACGCGATGACGCTCTACAATCGCCCGCTCTTTTCCGCAGACCGCGAGATACCCAACACCGCCAATCTGCGCTTCCAACCGGGGGCGATTTTGCCGTTCCCGATTCGCGCCGTAGACCGTGGCTCGCCGCCGATTTCCTACGACATGGAAATGACGCACACTCGACAGGTGGCCGAGCAAAGGGTGAGCGTGCCGGACTTCGGCATAGGCTCGCAGAACAGCCACGGCGGGCGCAAGACGGCTACCGAGGTGGAAGCCCTCGGCGCGGTGAGCGAGTCGGTCACGGACATGCGGACGCGCCAGACGCGCAAGGAACTCGGCGCGTCCTACACGATGTCGTGGGAGCTTTACAAGCAATACGACACGGACATGAAGTATTTGCGCAACAAGGAAATGCACGAGGCCGACAAGGATGCCATGAAAGCCGTGCAGACGGTCGAGCCGAACGGTTCGAGCGATTCATGGAACCTCCAGCAACGCTTGAAGAAATCCATAGCGCGTATGGAAATGTTCAAGGATTCGCCGTATGTCAACCAAGGGGAATTGACGAAGAGCGTTATCGAACTCGACGAGCCCGGACTTGTCCAGAAGCTTTACATCGACCCGATGGACACGCAGAAAAACCAGATTGCGCGTATCGCCGCCGCCATTCCCGCTTTGCTGCAAGGCTTGCCCGTGCCCGCGTCGCCAGTGGACGACGACGCGATACAAGTGGACTTCCTGCTTGACTATCTCGCGAGCCAAGCCGCCAAGGGTGTGCAGTTGCCGCCGGAGGGCGAGCAAGCACTTATGGCGAGGCTGCAAGAGCAAATGCAACGGCTCGAACAATCCAACCCGAAGGTTGCCAACCAACTCAAGGCCAAGGCCGCGCAACTGCAAAGAGCGGTGGCGCAACACCAGCAACAGCAACAGGCGGCCATGATGCAACAGCAAATGGGAGGAATGCCAGCATGAAGAAATTTTTATCAGCTTTGAAAATGGCGTTCGCGATACAGGAAATGCAATCGCGCATGGATGCTTGCACGGAGGAGTGGACGGATGGAGACACCGCCGCGCTCAAGAGTTTTTTGGTTGCTCCGATAGGTAGAAAACTTGCCGCCGTGCTGCGTAACGACAGCGCGGCGGCAATGTTCCAAGCCGTGCAGAAGGGCACCGTGCACGAGTGCGGGCGGGCGTTCGGCTTCGTCCTGTGTATCGCGCACATACAGAATTTAGCGGGAATCGGCTCCCCGAAAGATGCCGAACAATCCGAGGACGCAGGAGACACGGGCTTGCCTGAAGACCTCGAACACTACCGCCCGTAAAACGACTGAACAATGAACCAGACCGTAGAGACAGGAACGATGGGCGATGAGCAGATGGAAGCGATGGCGCAAGCCCTTGATGCCGGACGCGACTTGCCCGCCGAGGCGCAAAATCCGCCGCCCGCCGCGCCAGCGGGCGAGACTCCAAAACCAGACATCTCCGAGCCGAAAGGCGCGGGGGAACAACAAACCGAAGTCATCAAACCCACGGAAACCGCGCCACCCGAGCCTGCCAAGGCAGGCGACGCGCCGCTGAAACCGGACGATCCGCCGGAAAGCAACTACGCCAAGGCGGAGAAGGAACGGCAACGCCAAGAAAATCTGCTAAAGAATTTCGAGGCTGACAAGGCGGCATTCAGGGCGGAGAGAGAAAAGTTCGAGGCCGAGAGAGCCGAGACAGCCAGACTCCGCGCCGAGGCCGAAACCTACCGCGATGCGAACGGGAAGACCGCCAAGGAATACCGAGAGTTCGCCGAGAACACGGACGACGAAGAATTGCGCAAGCAAGCAACCGCCGCCGCTGACCGATGCGAAGCAGAGGCCATGGCCGCCAGACGCAACAACGTCGTCGCGAAATTCCAGAAGGACTGGACGGACAACGCGCAGAAGCTGGTAGCCGAACACCCCGAGTTCGCCGACCCGACCAGCGAGCAAGGCCGTGCACTCAAAGCAGTGCTCGACGAATTTCCCGCGTTCTACACCGTCACCGATGGCCTGCGCCATGCGTGGACGATTCTCGACCTACGCCGCAAGGCTGGTTCGGTTGACGCGCTTTCCAAGGAAAACGAAGACTACAAAAAAGAAATCGACCGCCTCAATCAATGCCTCGCGCCAAGCGGCGGAGGAACGCACGACCGCTCGAACCCGAAGATGTTTGAACAAATGTCCACGGAGGAGCAAGACGCATTCCTTACGCGCCAAGCCGCGATGATTGACCAAGGCGGATAACACAAAACTCATTTTATATGCCACTAGACCAAAATAATTCAGAAACACTCATACGTCAGTATCAGGTACGCTACTCCAAGAAGCTGCTTGATACTACGCAAGACATACTCGTACTCGACCAGTTCGCCGCCTCACCTGGGGACATCCAGCAAGGCGGAGGCAACAAGTCCATCAAGTTTTTCCGCCGACGCGGAGCCAACGCCGAAAACGTTGTGGAACTCAAAGAGGGCGTGGTCATCGACAAGTACGCCAAGCTCGACTACACAGACCTTATCGTGCAACTTGTGCAACTCGGCGAAGCGTCGAAGTTCTCCGACATCTCCACGTGGACTGCGCTGCTCAACATCCTCAAGGATAACACGGAGGCCATGGGCGAGGACTGCGCACTTGACGCGGACAATCGCACGTGGAATGCCATCATGCGCGGCGTGGTCATCAACCCGCCCGACGACGGCACGGTTGTTGCGCCGACGCGCCCCGCGACGCGCTACGCCGGAGCAGCGGAGAGCTTCGCGGAACTCAAGGCCGAAACCGACAACTCGCTTGTGCGTCTCGATTACCAAGACGTGCTCGACGCGGTGACTTCGCTGAAAACCAGCAAAGCCCCGCGCATCAATGGCGAATACGTCGGCGTAGTCGGCCCCGAAGTCGCCGGAGACCTCATGCACGAAAACGGCCTGTGGATGGAAGTCAACAAATACCAGAACGTCAAGAAAATCTGGAATGGCGAAATCGGCACTTTGGCAAAAGTGCGCTTCGTCGAGACGACCAACACATGGGCTGAAAATGACACGGAATGGAAGCGCAGCGAGACGAC